GAGGACCAACTCTATCTTGCTTTTGTAGCTCTCAACCGTCTCCTAATCGAGCGGCTTACGACTACTCTGGATAGCACCTTTGATACACTTTCGCAAAATAGCTCTCATTTGATGCAGAGCGCTACCCATTTCTTTTATAGCATGCTGGATGTGTGCAGAAATTCAACATCCGAAAATATTTACGTTCTCCCGGGCATTATTGCCCTTTTAGTTTTGTATTTAGAAGTCCAACACATTCATTTCTTCTCGTTTGTGTTTTCATACCTTTGGACCCTTCGCCTACGGGGGAAGGTTCTGCCCCCGAAAGTAATTGAAGTCGGCGATGCCCGGTCTTTTTATATTCCTAGTAAGGGGTTGGCTCTCGCGTTTAGCGTTGCCGGACAAGAAGTTCATCTTCTTTTAGATGAATCTGCCCAGCGACGTGTTCATTTATATGACGTTACGCCTGGTCAGTCTATCCCTGGTCTTTATAACCAGGAGATGGCTGTTAAAGCCTCCAATCCTTATATGTATGATCATCGTTATCCAAGTATGACCGTGGCTCCTGGAGTTGCTGCGATCCGTGCTTCTGATGGTCAAGTTATTGGTATGGCGTCCTGTGCAGCAATGCGTGGTAGACAAGTTCTCATCACCGCGCTCCATGTTGTATCGGGAGTGAGGCATATGAAAGGAGTTAAGATAGAGCATAAGGATTATGTTCTTCCCTTCTCCCCTGAACACTGGAAAGTGTATATGCATTCACGTTCGCAGGACATAGCGGTACTCATTCCCGTTTCTTCTACTGCCTTCACAGTTTTAAACCTGAAGGCTTTGAAGATGGCGGCTCCGGTACTGCGAAGCTCAGTTCAAGCCTTCGGTTATCATAATGGAACTTTTAGTTCTACTTCAGGTTTCTTAGACGAAGCTGTGCCTGTTAATCAGTTTAAGCACTCTTCAACTACGTTTCCTGGTTGGTCCGGCTCTCCCCTACTCAATGCAGCAGGTAAGATAGTTGCGGTACACGTTGGCGGCCTTCTAGCAGATAAGCTGAATCTTGCATCAGGACTCATGGCAGATCTCGGATTGCTTAAGGAACAAACCCCCATGGGAAAGTGGGAAAGGGATCTTGTTGTGGAAGAATTCACTTCAGAAGATCTTGACTTACCACCACAGATCGCTGATTGGCAAGATGATGTTTTTAACATTGTCTACGAGAGGCGAGGTAAGAAAGTTAAAGTTACGAAAACAGCTCGTGTGAGCAATAATCCGAACTGGAACTTTGAAGATACCCTAGAAGACTTCCTTGATGATACAGCTCAACTTGTCTATAGTAACGAGGCTGATGATGTGTTTTATGACGCATCTGATCGCCCAGTTCACCAGACTGTTGTACCGTCGGATTTTCAGCCTTCCCCGTCCCCGGCTCGACTCATGAAACCATTACCCGACTTTCTCAAGTTGAATGGTGGAGCGAAGCCCAAGACGTCCTCGACGGGGGTACAGGCCTCAGAGACGTCGGAATCACGAAGCATCGTAAGTTCCTCCCGAAAGAGCGGAAAGGATACCCCGATAGCTTCACGTCAATCAGACAAGAGTTTCCAGACCTTGAAAACTGGGGTTACCCATCACGGGGCACAAGTGGGGAAAAGTCAAGTCTCCTCTACCAAGCCTCAAGATTCATCCGAACAGGGATTCCTGGATACGAAGGTCCTGGCCTTATTAATGGGGCCCGCGCATTGCAAATTGTTCAGTCGCGTTACCCGAGATCCAAAATTCCTCGAGGTTTCGAAGAGCCTTACACCGGTAGATCGTGCAGCATTGACCCGGAGTCTATTAGCTTGGACTTTGTCCTCGACAGACTCCAAAAAGATGCAAGCCCAGGATTTCCTCTCTCATGTCTTGCTTCAACAAACGAAGCCCTCCTCGACCGATACGGTACCCTTGTCCGTAACGCCGTCGTCGAGCGCCTAAATCGTCTCCTGCATTTCGTCCCCACCGGCGAAATACCAGCAGAAGAATTGGTGGCGAACGGCTTAATCGATGCAGTTAAGTTGTTTGTGAAGAATGAACCTCATCCTCGAAAGAAACTGGATGAGGGTCGATTGCGTCTAATCTGTTCAATGTCCATTAACGATACAGTTATCTGCCAACTTCTGTGTAAGAACCAGAATCAAGCAGAAATCGATAAGTGGGCATCCATTCCTAGTAAGCCTGGTATGGGCGCTTCCGATGAGGATTTAAATATCATCGCAGCCACCGTCAGGGCCGAAAAGCGTCCTTTAATCTCGGCCGACGTTAGTGGTTGGGATTGGTCAATGCAACCTTATGACTTTGAAGCTGACTTAGAGCGGCGGCTTAGTCTCAACGGCGGGCGTGGTACATGTTGGGAGCGTATAATCCGCGCTCACTATTACTGCGTACAACGTAAGGTCTTTGTCCTTAGTGACGGTTCCATGCTGGCTCAGACACACCCTGGCATTATGCCCAGTGGCTGGGCTAACACAGCTAGTACGAACTCCTTCGTGCGTAATTTCAACGCGGCTTATGTCCAGTTGGAAGCAGGTATGACCGAGGAGCAAGTGTGGAGTATTGCGATGGGAGACGATTCCGTTGAAAACGATATACCAATCAATGGCCTTGAACAAGGCATTGTGGAGCAGTATCGTATGATCGGTAAGCGTATCCGTGACGTTGCACCAGTAGTGAATGGTACATTTCAATTTTGTAGTGTGTATCACGGGCCAGACCAAATCGGCTATCCTGTGAACATTTCCAAGATGTTGTTTAAACTTATCACTCAACGTGTGCCGCGTGCACTTCGTCCTGATCTATTTCGTCAATTTACTTATGAGTTGCGTAATCATCCCGATCAAGATCGAATTTGTAATGCTGTTATTGAGTCAGGTTGGCTTATGGAAGATTGCTTTACCGTGATCCCTCAGATTAATATGCCCGGCGAGGAGGCTTATCCTCGAATTGGGTCCGTTCCTATAATTGCCCAAAACTGGTCTCCAGTGCTAAACAGAAAGCCGAGAGACTGCACGGCGCATCTCCTAGAGAGTTTGGAATTGATGTACAGTCCCATTGAGTCATGGTGGTATCCAATACACATGCCTACAAGAAAAGTTACAATTAAGCCTAAGCAGAAGAAAACTGCGGCTAAAGCAC